ACTTCATTATCTCAATAATTGGAGTAACGCGATTAATCTTAAATGTTGGCATTCCTGCGTCTTCTAACGAACTCTTTTCATCTTTTGTTAATTGCTCATCTAAATAAAAATCATATCCCTTTTGAGCATTTGATTGCCATTTAATTCTATCTTTGCCATTAGCGGCATTAAATAAACTTTCTATTCTTTCAGCTGTCTTGACTCTTCCCATATTATTAAAACCTTTTGTTGAATTGTAAACCATAAGCAGTTTCTTTTTTATATTCAAGCCCACCAATACGGCTATTATAATCTGCTACAGTATTTGCTTTATATTTTCCAATTGTCATACCCTCCCAAGGAAGGTCAACCTTTTGCGTTTGCATAATCTCCATTAACGTAGAAGCAGTTTTGCTCCCTGGGAACTTACTTTTACCATATCCAGCAAAAGTAAATGCACCTAACGACAAAGCTTTGTTTTCTTGTGCAGTTTCAATACTTTCTTTAATTTGAGGAATTTGTTTTTTTAACCTACTTACTTTATAAATAGATTGCCCAACATTTTCCCATAAATTACTTTTCTTTGTTTTGTTTTTAAATTTTTCCATATTATGCAACTAGCCAACTCTTTGCTTTGCGTTTAGGTCGATACCACTCTCTTCTTTTACCATCTTCTGACTTTTTACTCTTCATTCCTGGCGGGAATGCATGCAAAAGCGCATAAAATAGTGTCTCAATGGTATCATCGTGTGCCATTTTGGGTCCGAATGTAACGATTTCATGTATTAAGTCAAACATATTTTCTTGTAAATATATATTTCCTGACGAAAAGCGACCAGAAAGCCCCGAATATATCTTATTTCTCTTCTCTCTTCCTCCAGGTTTCTCTGGAATAACTGAAATATCAAACTTATTTTCTATACGGCGGCGTTCATTCAGAGACTGGAAGACACTACGATTCATAGCAACGTCTTCTACAGTGCTACTCATACAATGATATTTTTGATGTAAATCCATTACATAGTCAACGACACCTTTTTTCCCTATAAGCTTATCTGCACTATCTCTCGCACCAACAGTAGGGATACTACGATGTCTTTCATACTCTAAAACATATACTTTATTATCTGGTGTAAGGGCAACTATCATTATAACGCTAAAATCACTTGTCTTTGTATTAATATCTGTTGCAGGGTCACAACCACTAAACGTATTAACAGGAATCTTTTCACCACCAATAACAATAAAATTTATATCATTTTCGCGTAAATAGTAACCATTCCAATACTTAATATATGAACGCCCCCATACAGCTTCTTCTTCATTCTGCACTTCAAGTTCATACTCTTGATAGTATCCATGTATTCTATCTGCTTGTTGATAATCGTTTTTAATCCTATCAAGTTTTTCTCGCGGCATATAAGAATGCCACAATACGCCACCTTTCATTTCTGGTTGGGTAGATTTGTAATGTATTACATCCCAGGTATACTCATCTTTACTTTTAGTTTTTAAATACCCATCTAAAATGTTTTGACATAAACTATCAAAGTGAACAGGAGTCCCAGCAAAGACAAGTCTCCCATTAACATCGAGAGCAGGCTTAACACCATTATACACAATGTTCTTAATTTTCTCTCTTGAATCAAGAGTAACTGTATTAGTCTCACTCTCTGTATCGTCCAATGCAACAATATCATATCTTTTCCCCAAATAGTTTTCTCCACGAACACTCGATAAATTAGACCTACTAATTAACTTAGCATTCGTGCTTGTTACAATATCTGTTTCTGTCCATTTTGTCCCAACAATATTCCCAAAATAATATTTAATCTTTTCATTTGTTTCAAGATGTTGCTTAATATACTGTAAATTAAGAATAGATTTCCTATGGTTATCAGATACCCATGCCATAAACATTAATTCTTCTGGGTCTTTAAATAGTATCTTATGCAAAAGGAAAGTTTTAAATAACTGAGTTTTACCAGAACTTCTTGGTAAAATTAAAGCTAATGATTTTATCGTATTCTCTAATAATGCATCTGCTATTTCATAATGGAATACTGGACTCTCAGACTTACCAAAGTCACCAGGAAGAAACAGCTTCCCAAATGCTATTAAATCATCACGGGCTAACAATAAAGCCTGCTCTGCTTGATTAAGGTTTTGTTTATTTATATTAAACGAAGGTTCCATCGAACTTCTCTATAACCATCTGGATAAAATTATCTTTATCCTTATAAAAACGACATCCAATATTAATAATATGCGGAGGAATAAGTTTCGCACATTCTCCACTAACTTCAAAATATTTACAATATCCTGACAAGTCTTTAATTCCACCACCAGTCTTGTGGAACATACATGCCTGACATGAGTTTAGTTTGTTCTTCTTCATCGTCATATACTAATTCTGGCACTTCAAGCATTTCAATTAAAGCGACAATCTCCTTTTTATTCTCTTCAAAATCTAACTTTACTAATTTTTTTAATTTTATAATCGTTTCACCCAATGTCATCAGTATCTATTGTCTCCTCACTCGTATCCGCTATTTGCACACGTTCTGCTTTTTGTAATTGTTGAGGACTGAACCCCTGGAATAAACCAACAACACCAACATCACGTTGCTTAACCATAGACCCACTTGTCCCAATTATCTTACCCAGTTCTTTCGTTGATTGTAAAATAATATTCTCATCCTCTCCTCTATCCGCTAAATACTTTAAACGCCTTAATACATACTCATGGTCAATCCCAAGCTTCTTAGCAACATCTAGCGCCCCCTTTTCTACTTCTCTCATAATTCTCTCCTGTTTTAAAAGTATTAATGCTTTCTTTTTTGCTTTACTATAGTCACCAACACCATAAACATTTTGAACAGCTTCAACAGCATCCTTGCCAACGATAACTTCAGTAGCAAATAAGCGCTCCTTTTTAGTGATATTTTTTCTTGTTTTAAAATTTGAACCTGCTAACTTTAATGTTTTTGAAAATGTATATCTATTTGGGTGCTGGTCAAAATCAGTATCCATATATGTATTATCATTAATAAGAAATGTCCCAACAACTGTGCGCATCCAACCCTTATGTGCTTTCCAATTCTTTCTATCATTAGGGTGCTTTATACTCCCAAGCTTTAAAACTTGAACAATACCACCATCGTCTGCTTCTACCCAATCACCTTCTACAATGTCAACGCTTTTCCAATGTTTACTTATAATGTTCTTTTTAGCTGTAGCCTCAGCTACACTATCATAAACATAATGCTGTACCCCCTTTATTGACCTATATTCGATTTTACTTTATTCCTCTTCAGCGCTCTTATCATTAAACTCTTTTTCAAGGAACTCTGAAAACTCATCACCATTCCCCTGCAATTCAATGTATTTATCAATTATAGCCTCAACACTACCCACACGATAATGCATAACATCAACTGCCCTCTCAAGAACACTTATTGCCTTTACTATACTCCCCGTTGTTGCCCCTTTACGCTTCATCCCACACCCCCATTATCTGACATATTATTTTTTAAAAATGCAACTTCATCTGCAAGCGACTCAATAAGATAAAAAACATTTTTATCTAACTCATACGTTATACCATTAATCTCAATACTTAACTCACTGATATCACTATCTACACTAAAACGTAATAATGCCCTACATTGCTCAGCATAAGACAAATGCTTAATCTGGTTTATTAATTTACCCATATATACTCATTATCATAACCTAAATTTAATACATGCCCACGTGTTTATGCAAACAAAAAAAAATAAAAAAAATATTAACAACCCCCCACATTTATATAACTTATACAATATATAATATATAAAAAAATACGTTGTAATTGCCTAAAAAATAGCTAGTAAATGTCGTATACAGTATAATTCACACCCCATACCGTTAAAAACGGATTTCTTTTATTTGAAATTACGTTATGTTTCATTAATCTTAACCAAAGGAATTATTATGATTGAATTTCAAGTTAAAGGTTCAGTTGCTCAGACTATCAAAGACAGCGATGATGTAGAGCACACAGCTTACATTACACGTTGGTTTGATTGCACTTACGACACGAAGACTAAGAAAGCTTTCTACCTACGTGCAGGTGGTGCGCAGGGTGCTGAATTAGAACTATCAGCTGAACTTGTAACAGCTCTTACTGATTAACGTCAGTCCCCCTTAGGGGGAACAACACTGAATACGTGCGTGTATTTATATTAAACTATCAACCCTTATCTACTTAGTTCTATTGTATAAGCATGCTCTAATCCTATGTAGGCATCAATGTATATATATGTTGGTGCTTATTAGGATAAACGTGGGCAATACACGATATAAATACACAGGTATAAGTATATTTATTTATATTATTTATTTATTTATTTATTTAGATTATATATAGTGTGTAATGTATATATTATATATGACAATAGCAATAGGTCATATTATGCTATATATATAGTAATAAGTTAATATAGTATTTTTACTATATAACGT